GCCAAGTGTATGGAAACGAGAACTGAAGAATGGCGAGCCGTCGCAGGTTACGAGGGCTTGTACGAGGTGAGCAATCTGGGGAGGGTGAGGAGTTTGGATCACATGTCGTTCCGTGTGTTGCGAGGTATGCGTTACGATTGCTTAGTAAAAGGCAAGATACTATCCCCCACAACCGATTCGAGCGGTTATCAGCAAGTTAGATTATGGGGCAATGGTAAAAAATCGTTTCTGCTGCATCGACTTGTGGCAAAAACATTCATCCCCAACCCTAACAATCTGGAAACAGTAAACCATAAGGACGAGAACCCCAAAAACAATCGGGCTGACAATCTCGAATACATGAGCGTGGTAGATAACATCAGATACGGCACAGCCATCTCACGTCGTAGCCAATCGCTACGCAAAGCGGTTGAGCAACTGACAATGGATGGCAAACACATCGCCTACTTCGATGGTATCATCGACGCATCCATCAAAACGGGTGCGCCTCGTGAACTTATCGGCAAAGTATGTCACGGCCGAAAGAAATCGGCAGGCGGTTATCGTTGGAAATTCAAACCATAAAAGACAAGAGAATGAATAAGTTAGTAAATCTGCACACCGAGAGCATCGGTGTGTGGTACGTTCAAAAGATAGCTGAACATATTGCCAACTTTGCCGAGCCGCTGTGCAATGCTCATCGGCTACCCAAACGCATCAGCCGTGAAAAGCAGGTGCAACTCTACATCGAACTAATAGCACGTGAGCCTCGCCCAGCCGTTGAGGGAGTCAGCGGTGGCAAGCTCCGTCGTGCTCAGATAGTGGGTGATGGTACCAAGAAATCGCCCTATCGTGCCGAATGGCGCAACGATTATTATATAGACACATAACGTATGGCTGAAAAGTTAATATTTCCAGATGCTGCCAACTTTCTCGAAAACCTCGACAAATATATTGATGGCATAAAGGCTAAATATGATGAAGCAATCGAGAAGGGCGAACCTTTGCCAAAACCATACTTCAAGGCAAGGCGCAAGAGTTGGACAAAAGTATATGAGTGCGAATACTACAAGTGTGATGCACACCCTCGCGGTTGTTTCTTTTGTAAACATTGCACGGATGTGTTTTTCGACTACACAAGCGGGCCGTATATGTTTATATGCGATAAACATGATGGCGAACATGACCCAACCGCAAAAGGAATATGCGGTAAATGCAAGATGTTTGAAGAAGATAAATAATATTCGACCTATAAAACAATGCAAAACGACATCAATCAATTAAAACAAGCGAAGGAGCAGTGCCTGGCCGACCTGGAGCAGGCGCTGCCCATGTATAGGCAGCAGCTGGACGACATCGACACCCGACTCTGCGCCTACATCGACGACGCACTGTCGGGCCACGCCAGTCACGCCAACCTCTACGAGCTGCTGGGCATCCGAAAGACCCTGCGCCTGATGAGCACCTACGCTCTGGACCCCGAACGAGTGCAGCGCACACTGCGAGCCATCGAGGGACAGTGGCACGAGGGCCATCACGTAAAAGGTGGGCTGGCGTTCGACACCGCTCGAGGCAATCAGCACGTGCGACTGATGCCCTACCAAGTGTGGTGCATCTTCGGCATCTACGGCTTTAAGACCGACGTGTGCATGGAGCGCCCCTATCACGAGGGCGACCAGCTGCTGCCCACCGAATGGGTGAACCCCCACGACGGCATGGTGTGGGACACGCGACGACTGACCGAGGAGTGCCATCTGGTGCAAACCCGAAAGAGCGGCAAAACCGAGTTCGGAGCGGCAATCGACTTCGTGGAAGCCTGCTTTATCGGCCCCGCCAACGCTCAGGTGCTGATATGCGCCCCAAGCGCCGAACTCTCGAAGATAGCATTCAAGGCCATCAAGGAGTTTGCCATCCAGATAGACCCCACCTGCATCAACCGCATGGGCGGCAAATATCTGAAGCAAACGCGCGACGGACTGAACTGGCAGCCCGGCCACCGCATGAAGGGCGAGATAAAGACGATGGCCGCCGGCAAGATGCCCAAGGACGGCTACCACGCATCCGTAGTGCATGCCGACGAGCACGGCCAGCCGGGATATATCAATGGATCGTGTGATATGCAGGCCACGGTGGAGACCTGTTGGGGAGGCACCGGAGCACGCCGCGAAAAGCTGCTGATGCACACCACCACCGCAGGTCGCCAGGCCGACGGACCCTACAAGACCAAGCTGCAAGAGGCCGTGGAGCCATCGCTGCTGGCCGAGCTGAGCATCCCCCTGGGCGAGCCGCACCGCACAGCCGACGACGCATGGTTTGCGTTCCTGCTTAGGCTCGATCCCTGGGAAGTGACCGACGACCTATCGAAACTTGACGACACCGAGCTATTCCGAAAAGTTAATAGGAGTATCGGTATCACCGTACAGCCCGATTACTACCGAAAGCGCTTGCACGAAGCCAGCCAGAGCGACGACACCAAGAAAGAGGTGCTGACGAAGGATTTTAATATGTGGCAATCAGACCGCTTTGTGAAATGGCTGAGCGGCGACCAAGTGCGGCCACGGCAGCGCGAGCGGCGCATCATGGACTGCCACGCGGCCGAGGGCTGGCGAGTGTTCTGCGGCTTGGATTTCGGAGGCACCGACGATATATGGGCCGCCACCTATCTGGCCGTGAACTATCAGCAGACCGACCCCGAGGGCCGATTCTTTGCCGACTGCGACCTGTGGATCACCGAGGCCGCACTGAACGACAGCCCCAACCGCCCGCTGTATGAGATGTGGGTGCGCGACGGGTGGCTGCACATCTGCCCCGGCGAAGTGTTCAGTCACGAGATGGCCGTCAACCAGATAATGTATCGCGCCGGCTACAACGAGCGCGGCGAAGTGGTGGTGCCCCCCGCCGAGCAGATAGACATCCGCATGTTCGGCTACGACCCCGCGCAGAGCACCCAGCCCATCAACACCCTGAAGGCGTGGCTGCAATCGCTCGGCATCGACGCCGACTCGATAAAGCGCATGGTGGTGCCCGTGTCGCAGAGTTTCGTAACGATGAACGGACTGGTGCAAGAGGTGGAGTACATGCTGCTTTGCGACCACCCCTGGCTGCACCTGAGCGCCAACCCCGCCTGGCCGTGGATGTTCCAGAACTGCAAGCTGGAGGTAAGCCCCAACGAGCTGAAGAAACCGCTGAAAAGCGGCGAGCACAACAAGATCGACGCCGTGCACGGATTATTAGACGGCCTATATTGTTTTGATTTATCAGAAGGACAGATACAAATTTAAAAAACTATGAGCAATCCAGAGAAATCATATAAGGGGTGCGGGGTGACGATCCTCGCACTCTTCATTTTGAGTGTGGCCACCAATGTGTGGCTGATTAATCGCGGGCAAGTGGAGCCCGAAGTGATAACCGAACACGACACGCTGTGGAAGGACACGACCATCTACAAGCCCGTGCCCGTGGATAGCCACAAGACGGGAGAAATCGTGTATATCAAAGTGCCGGTGAAGGATGTCAGGGGACAGGACCCTGGCAGCGGCCTGCCAGGGAACTGTCCCCTGACATCCCCTGCCGCTCCTGCCACCGATTCGATAGAGATTCCCATCCCGATAGAGCAGAAGCGATACGAAGATTCGCTCTACACGGCGTGGGTGTCGGGATTCAGGCCGGCGCTCGATAGCATCAAGCTGCACCAGCCCGAGATAGTGACCACCATCACCAAGACGATAGTGCAGAAAGCCCCGCGATTCAGCGTCGGCCTATCCGTAGGCCCCGGCATCTCAATCGACAAGGATCACCACATGGGGATTTATGTCGGCTTTACGGCCAACTATCGACTGTGGCCGAAGTAAACCCAAACCGCATAAATCCGCGATATTTGAACGTTAAACCCAATAAAAACGATAAATAATGAAGAAATTAATCAATTTTGCAGTCTGCTGCCTCTGGGTGCTCGGCACCATCGGCGGCATCGGTTACGCCATCTACGAGGGCGCATACCCCATCGCAGCCGGAGTTGCTGCGCTCAGCGTGATGTCGCTGCCAACAGTAAAGAAACACTTTAACGAGCTGACTGAGTGATGGAGTGGCTGAGTTTAGATAGCATCGTGACCATCATCGGTCTGCTTTTCGGCGGTGGCTCGATAGGTGGTATCTTTGTCTGGAGATACACCAAGAAGCAAGCCGAAGCCGACGCAAAAAAGGCTGAAGCCGAAGCCAAGAAGGCCGAGGCCGAAGCCTTGAAAGAAAAGCAGGACTACTATCAGCAGATGGCCGACGACCTGGCAAAAGACCGAGACTACTACAAACAAGACCGCGACGAGTATCGACAGAAGCTGAAGGCCTACGACGAGCGGATGAACGAACTGGAGCGCAAGGTGGCTCGCAACGGACGTATGGTGGAGAATATGCGCCCTTTTATGTGTGCCGACCTCAGGTGCAAGCTCCGCCAGCGCGTAATGGTATCGGAAGAAGGGGAAGTTAAAAAAGCCACGCCTAAAAAGAAAAATGACATCGAACCAAATAACGATTTGTAAAATATGAAATCATCTCAACGACTTATTGATTACTTAAAGAAGAGCGAGGGATGCTCGCTCACCGCCTACAAGTGCCCCGCAGGAGTGTGGACCATCGGCTACGGCCACACCAATGGAGTGAAGCAAGGCGACAAAATCACACCATACCAGGCCGAGCAATTCCTGAAGGAAGACCTCGTGAAATACGAGGAGGTGGCCAACAAAACCAAACACATCGGCGGCAGCCAAGGCCGATTCGACGCCATCGTGGATTTTATCTACAACTGCGGCGCGGCGAATTGGAACAGCTCGACGCTGAAGAAATACATCGAGTGCGGCAAGGCCACGTGGGAAATCCAAGAGCAGTTTCTGCGCTGGGTGAACGGTGGCGGCAAGAAGCTGGGCGGACTCGTGAGCCGTCGCATCTGGGAGGCCGCACGTTTCGCGGAGTAAACATCATACATAATATTTATAGTTTATTAGTTTTAGGTTAATAGTAGTAGTAATAGTTTTTTAGTAATTAGGTTTTTAGTTA